GTGTTGGATCTTTAAAAATGGGCGACGAGGCAGAGTTTATGTCTAGAGTTAGTGGTCGACCAGTGACTTTTTCTGAAAGTTTAGAAACTTATGAAAACCTTTCTAGGAATTCTAAGTGGGCTGTTAAGAAATTGGTCGAGAGGCTCAAAGGTAAAAAATAAGGATGAAAGATTTTTTAAAAAGCTGGAAAAGCTATCTTATTCAAGAAAACCTTGAACAGTATGGTGTCAGTGGTCAGCTAGAATTATATCACTTCTCAAGGGGGCAGAACGATTCAATTGTTCTAAACCCTAAATATTTTTTATCAGATAGAAATACTTTTACTAGAAATGATTTCCAAGCTTCTAATCTACCAAGAGTCTTTTTCTATATAAATTTGGATCATGCAGAAAACATTGTTAAACAAAGTCGCACATTATATACCACCGTTGTTGATGCTAATAGAGTATATGATATCACTAAAGATCCCGAGGGATTAAAAAAAGAATTTCGCCACTGGCCAATGAACATTTACGGCGAACCAATTAAAACTGCCCCAGCGGCACTGGACATGGATTCGCTACTTAAAAATATTGCTGAGAATTATTCAGGCGCCTTCTATGAAACTGGCGGCATGGATATAGTTGTATGGTTCGAACCAATTGAAGTTTACCGAGTAAAAGAAAAGGAGGAAGAATGAAAGTTGGAGATCTAGTGTGGAATAATTATCACGGGTTAACGAGATTTGGAACAGTGGTTTCCAAGAAACTCAGGGAAGATAAGTGGGCCCCCGACGCCATCCAATGGGCGCATTATGCTGTCGAGTGGCACGATGATGAAGCTTATGAGGAAACGATGGGTTGGCGCAAAAAGCTTTCTGGCAATGACTACACTTTAAAAGAATATAAGCCATACCATTTAAACGTAGTATCCAAAGACAGGCTTAAGGCAATCATTGAAGAGCATGAAAAGCATTTAAAAGAAAACATTGGAGAAGAAAAAAATGAGTTTTAAATACACATTAAGAAAAGGGGATAAAGGACAAGAAGTTGTTAGGCTCCAATTAAAAGTCAACGCCAGCGCCGATGGCAATTTTGGCTCTGGAACAGAAAAATCTGTAAAAGAGTATCAAGATGATAATAGTTTAGCGGTAGATGGAATTGCTGGTCCCCAAACACTAGGTTCTTTGGGGATTGAAGTCTTACCCGGCATTGATTTATCCAGTTGGAACGGTACAGTGGACTTTAAAAAGGTTGCTGATGCAGGAGTAAAATATGCTTGGATTAAAGTGTCCGAGGGGACAACTCATGTTAACCCAAAGCATGAGAAGAAGTTTGAAGATGCAAGAAAAGAGGGCGTTATAGTTGGCGCTTATCATTTTGGTCGTCCTGATACCTCACCTGATGACCCTAATGATTGGGAAAAGGAAGCAGATAATTTCCTCAAGCAACTTAATAAAGTTGGGCTAGAGTGTGGAGATATGATCCCAGTGCTTGATGTAGAGAAGGGAATGAAGACCGACGACAACCATAATGTAGAGTGGTGTTTAAAGTGGCTAGATAAGGTAGGATGCGAAACTAAAACGCGACCGATTATTTATACAGCGCGATGGGCATGGCAGCTTTATATCATGAAGGCTGACAAGGATGAACAAAATAAGCTAGCTTCATACCCAGTATGGTTAGCAAGTTATAATAGCGGTGTAGAGCCTTCACGCAAGACCGGCTTATGGGATAAGTGGGATATCTGGCAATGGACAGGCAGTGGCGCAGTTCCAGGCATTAAAGGCAAATGCGATCAGAATTGGTTAGCTGGTGGACAATTCGACAAGTTGAGGGTACCATGAGTTTTGGTAGAAAATTACGCAGAGCTAAAGCAAACAAGTCCAAGAAGGAAGCTGAAAAAGCATTAGCAGAAAAAGTTTCTCTTTTTGGTCACTTACCAGATAAATGCTTGACTTGTGAAAAACCTTTTAATAAAATGGATAAAGAACAAGTTAGATCTTGGAACGTTGTAGTAAAACAAGAGAAAGAAATAGTTCGACTGTATTGCCCTGAATGTTGGAATACAGCTATTAACCTGATAAAAGAAACCAAGGAAGGGTTGATTAATAGAAAGAGGAAGGAAGAGTAGTGCAATTTTATGTTCAAAAAAGTAAAGGTCTTTCAATGGATCATTATCTAGCCGAAGAATTAAATATGTTAGATGAATTTCTGCTGTGGGAAGAAGAAAAAAATACTTTGCCGTTTTTTGAAAAGTTTGAAAATACGTTTGGCATCGAGCCAGATATGATTCAGGCTTTTGACGATTACGTGCAAGGCTTGCAAGGCTTTGAATGTGATTTAACATATGTTTTATTTGAGAGTGACACAGATTCTCTTTATCCTAAACAATGGTCAGAATTACTAGCTCAATTAGAAGAGCACGATGTGGACATAATTGAGGGTAGTTGGGCGGAAACGGACTAGAATGAATGAAGACAAAGTAAATCGCCCAAATCACTATAACGTCAATTGGAAGGGCGAACAAGCTATAGAAACCTACACTTATATTCGCTCTTGGAAAATGGATTATCCAGAAAGCAATATTATTAAATACGTTACACGCCATCCTTATAAGGGAAAATCATTACAAGATTTAAAGAAAGCGCGCTGGTATTTAGAGAAGCTTATTCAGGAAGTAGAAGCAAATGAAAGTGGGTGATCTTATTCAACACAAACAAACCAAGATTATAGGTTTGATAGTAAAAGAACTTGGACCAGTAAAAGAAAAGCCTTATTTTTATTATGATGTGGCAACCTGTGTAGAAGAAACATCACCAAACATGAGAGCATCATTGAATTTATTATTAGAACTATGGGAGGTAATTAGTGAAGCTTAAAAAAGCCTTAACCTATGACGATGTATTATTAGTGCCGCAATATTCCGATATTAAAAGTAGAAAAGAAATTGACATTGGTAATGATTTAGACAGTCGTATCCATTTGGATTTGCCTATCATATCTTCTCCCATGGATACTGTAACTGAAAGCGATATGAGCATGGCATTAATGAATGTTGGTGGCTTAGGTATCATTCATCGCTACAATACAATACAAGGACAATGCAAACTAGTCAAAGATATAACAACTGCAGGCTACAGAGCAGCGGCAGTTGGTGTTACAGGAGCTTATCTCAAACGCGCAGCTAATTTATTTGATGCAGGCGTAAACGTTATTTGTGTTGACGTCGCCCATGGGCATCACATCTTAATGAAAGAAGCCATAGCCGCCATTAGAGAAGAAATAGGTGATATGGTGCATATTATGGCTGGCAATGTAGCCACTCTCCAAGGGTTTAACGACTTATCAGACTGGGGGGCAGACAGTGTTAGATGTAATATCGGTGGCGGATCTATCTGTTCTACGCGAATCCAAACTGGGCATGGTCTGCCTGGACTTCAAACAATTATGGATTGCGCTCGCAGCGACCGGGATACCAAAATCATTGCTGATGGGGGCATCAGGTCTAGTGGAGATATCGTCAAAGCTTTGGCTGCCGGCGCCGATTTTGTTATGCTTGGTTCACTCTTGGGTGGAACAAGTGAATCGCCAGGAGAAAAAGTAGTCACTCTAGGTGGCATTAAAAAGAAATATCGCGGAATGGCAAGTAAAGATGCTCAAATTGATTGGCGCGGTAAATATAACTCCAATGAAGGCGTAAGCACTCTAATTGATTTTAAAGGTCCAGTAGGTTTGATTTTAGATGACCTAGCGAAAGGTATTAAATCCGGTCTTTCCTATTCAGGGTGCAGAACAATTGAAGAATTACAGACTAAAGCTCAGTTTGTGCGCCAAACCAGCGCCGGCTTGGGTGAGAGCAGAACACACATATTGTTTAAATGAAAAAAAGAAAAATAGTTCCAGAAGACGCAAAATATATTAGAGTTCCAAGCTTGGGAACCTTAGATGCCAATTTGCGCATTAAACTTAAGTTTGATGATATAACCAAGTTCTGGTTTTTCAATGAATATATTAAGGCATACCTTTTGGAAGACCCAACATTGATGCCTTTTATAAATAAAATCAAGGAAAGCAGTATGCTTTCTAGGAAATTTAAATTGAAAAAAGCCGGCGAACTTCGCAAAAAAGAACAAGATATTATTAATCGTTTTGGTTTAAATCAAAATGAGATAGAAGATATTTTCGATATGATTGAAAGGGAAAAAGGTGATATATGAGATTATGTGCAGAAACCTGTTATAAAAATAAAACTTCTTGTGATGAAAAAACGTGCAGAATGTGGGTAGATCATGGTGATGATTTAAATTGCACGCAAATATCAATTAAAAAAAATGGACCCATGACTTTAAAGCAAGTAGGCGAACGTTTAGGCATATCTTATGTCCGCGTGACACAGATAGAAAAAGAAGCTTTAAAGAAATTAGAAAAAAACCGTTTTAAGAAAGAAGATACTAATTATAACAACCAGTAAACCAAAAGATGCCCAGCATCTACAAACTAGTCAAGGAGAAAGACATGTCTAAAAAAACATTATTGGAAGAAGGAACTATTCGGCGCTTCATGAAGCTGGCTGAAATGGGACCTATAGGAGAGAGCTTCGTTAGTAATATGTTTAACGAAGAAGAGGAACCCGCGCCTGAAGAAGTAGAATTTGCCTCCACGCCTGGGGAAGATTTAGATGCTGAGCCTGAAGGCGAAGCTGGGTTTGAAGCCGAAGATGAAATGCTGGATGTTGGTGATGACGTTTTAGATGACGAAATGGGTGACCCAGCCGCAGAAGACGCAGGAGTCGAAGGTGAACTCACACTCACTGACGAAGAAGCAGAGGCATTCTTGGCTGTTGCTGATAGAATCCGCAGCGCTTTAGACGCGTCACCCGAAGCAGAAGACATTCCCGCTCCTGATATGGGTGTTGAGGATGAAGGTGAAGAAGAGCTAGATGTTGAGCTTGGCGCCGGTGAAGAAGAATTAGACGTTGATGTTGAGGATGAGGATGATGAACTTGTACAGGAGCGCTCATCCGCAGTTAATGAGTCTCTGATTAACCAAGTTGTACAGCGCGTAGCCAAGCGTTTGACAAAGAAAAGAAAATAAATTACACTTTCTCTAGCGATGGAGGCTTAGATGCAGGAATTCTTTTGGTTTTTTCTGGGTGGTTTCGTTTATCTTATTTTAGATAAAGTACTGTTGTTTCACAAAAAAATACAATTCTTAACCGATATCAAAATATATTCCTTTCAACTTATTGGCATGGCATATGAACAGTTGGTTTTTGCTATGACGCTTAAGTACATTTCTCTTGAAGATTCACATCTGAGTGAAGAAAAAATAAAACTGCATAAAAATATAGATGAAGCGGCTTTTTCAGCATGGAAAAAAGAAACAGCTAAAAAACTAAAAGATTCCATACCCGTTGTCTACAGAGACGCTCTCGACATAGAGGGCTGGGATGATATAATGAAGACTCTAGATGTACATTATAAAAAATGCATTCGCGAACGAAGGGAGGATGAAGATGTCAAAACGAAGCCAACGCCTTAAAGATGAAGATACAGCCGACAAAGAGCTATTAGATGCTCTAATCTCAGCTCAACACCCTCCATTGCGAGCGGTTAGTTTGTTTGGCGATTTGGATGAAGAGTGTCTCCAAGACGTTTGCAATACCTTGATTTATCTCAATCACACGTGTTATGAACTTCCAACTACAGAAGGTGAAGATGTATATGTGAAACCAATTGAGTTTTACATATCTACATGGGGCGGCGATGCTCTAGGAATGTTTGCTATATATGATTTAATGCGTATGATACGTGAAGAGTGCCCGATATACACATGTGCTTTTGGAAAGGTTATGTCTGCCGGCGTTCTTCTGTTAGCTGCTGGGACTAAAGGCAAAAGACGCATAGGTAAACACACAAGGATAATGATGCATGCAGTTCGCGGAGGGCACTACGGAGCCATCCACTCGCTAGAAAACGAAATAAATGAAACTCGTTATTTGCAAAATCAACACATCGATGCACTAGTTGAAGAAACTAAGTTGACAAAGAAAAAATTAAATACTATGCTTAATAAGAAGGTCGACGTTTACTTAAGCGCTGACGAAGCAATAAAACTAGGTATTGCGGATATCATTGTATAAGGAACTATTTATATTATGACTGACATTAACAAGCTAGTAGAGGATTATTTTGCTCCTCGCTCCAAAGCTCTCACAAATCAAATGTTGTATGAGATGTTTGATGAGGTATTAGGTGAACAAGAACAAGAAATAGATCCTTTCGATTCTTTCGCACTCGATTCTTCTTTAACCAATAAAGAAATAGGCAGTATTCTTTTAGGCAAAATAAAGGAAACTTCCAATTTGCCGCAGGACGCAGTTTTTAAAGAAGGAAGAACTACTATTGTTTTAGATAACTTTGGTCCGCTCAAAGACAGAGATGAAGTAATCAAAGATCTTATTCATAACAATATTATCTCACAGGCGATACCTTATAGAGCAGGCAAATCTCGTTCTGGGGTGACTAACTATTATTTTTTACTAAAAAATGGAAATAAAAAGTTTATAACGTTAATACTAAAACAAGGCGCAGGAACGGTTGCTTCTTTGGGATTTGGATTTGAAGAAACAGTCGCTCATTCAATTAATTCCTTTCTGGTAGACAAAAGCCTGGAAGATGATTATATTGCCGCAGCAGAAGGAAAATTTGGCACAGGAAGTGATGTTGTGGTCAAGCATCAAGCAACTGGTGAAAAAGCATTTTCGCTTGAAGCCAAAAGAAGCAAAGGTTCAAGAATCGATTTTGGTCAATTTAGAATAAAGCATGACGGCAGTTGGCAACAAGCAACAGGACTTAAAAATGATATCGTCAAAAGTATCTTTGGATCAATAAAAGATAAAATAAACGCAACAATAGAATCCACCAAAGACACCACCTTTCCGGAAGGACCGTCGCTTACTCCACAAGAAGCAGAACAATTTTGGGATGCATATAAGCCCAATCGGAATAAGAAAAAGAGTTTAAGCGCTGATGTTTTAAAAGTAAAGATAGACAAAAATCTAATACAAGATTATTATCGCACAAAGGGCGATGATTTTATTGTTTTAGGGAACGATATATATGCATTAAAAAGTGACACCGGATTGCTTGAGATTAAAGACGCTTTGAAAGATGTAGTGGCGCTAATAAGAATTAAATATCATGGTCCCAACTACTCCTACACAGTCGCCCTTCGCGGTACTTTTACTAATGATAGTAGTTCCGAATTCACAAAGGCATTGAGAGTCATTTTCTTATAAGAAAAATAGAGGTATAAGTGCTCGTTCAAGAACGCTTCAAAGATTATAACAAACAGCACTGTTGGCAATATGAGATACGACTTCAAAACTTGGAAGACGACCTCAAAGAGATTGGCTTATCTAAAGCCGAAGCTGAACAGCTACGCACAAGCGACTTTGACTTTACTTATGTTGATAAGACAAACAAAGAATCTTGTGCTGAAATAAAACAGTTCATCAAACGACACGAATGGCTTGGCAAATTGCCTATATGGTTAACCCA